GGGTTACGACCGGATAAAAAGCTTCATAGAAGTAACGAATGTTAAGAAAATAGCTTGTTAAGCGTTTCGGCAATAGCCGGAGCGTTATTTTTATACCTATTTTGGGGGGCGATAGCATATGAAACGCAAGCTTATAGGCAGACAGTGAAAGGAGGCGATCCGTATATCTCGTCCGAAGCGTACGTCAACGCTCCGCGCCCCGAGCACGGCATAAAACTGCTTAAATATTTTTTGGAGGTGTTAAAATGCATGTAATCAAGAAGGCAAGGAGCATAACAGACGCGGAAATACAGTTTATTTCGCTTGTTGATAAAGCGGCTAATAAAAAGTCGTTCCTTATAACAAAGGAAAACGACGGACGCGCGTCCTTTTCAGCGTATGGAAAAATCATCAAAACGGATGAGGAAAACCATTATGTAACGGGAATCGTATACGAGCCTATGGTAGAGGATTCCCAGGGGGATTTTATGACCGAGGAAGAAATTCAGAAAGCGGCCGTGTGGTTTGCAAAAAACGGAAACGGTATTGATCTGCAACATAATTTTGAAAAATTTGAAAACGCCGTCGTAGTCGAAAGCATGGTCGCTAAATCCGATTCAGCTATCGGTAATGAAAAGATAAAAAAAGGAACATGGCTTATGACAGTCGAAATATCCGATTCTGATGTTTGGTCATCCATAGAAAAGGGAGAAATCACAGGCTTTTCAATGGGCGGAAAGGGAGTGTATAGAGAGGAGGAAACGGAGCCGGAGAGCATAAGTAAATCAGAGGGTAGCAGCCTTATAAAAAAGCTGGCGAAGATGTTCGGCTTTGAGGTAGTAGAGAAGGGCGAAGTTGCGGAAAAATTCAAGCAAAGAGACGTATCAGAAGCATTCTGGGCTGCTTTTTATAGTTTGCAGGAAACGTTGTTTAAGCGCGATGTAGCGACTGGAGAAATCAGAATTGAAACGGATTCTGATAAAATCAAGGAAAGCCTTGCAGATTTTGCCGAGATTGTAAAAGATATTCTTGAAAGCAATTCTGAAATAACAAAATCTGATATATTAAACGGCAATAATATTGAAAAACTCAAAAATATATACAAGAACACTTGCGGCCTGCTTATAAAAGCGGGGGAAATGGAGGAAAGTATGACAAAAGCAGAGGTAGAGGCTCTTATAAAGGAAGCTGTTAATAAGGCTAACAGCGGAAATAACAGCGATGGCGTTGACGATGAGACAAAGAAGTTTATTATTGAAACGGTAAAAAAATTGATTTCAGAACAAAAGAAAGAGGAACCCGTAACAAAAGAAGAAGTAACGGAAATGCTGGCAAAGGCTGTGGAGCCTATATATAAAGCGAGGGGCATTGCTACAAATCTAAATAACGAGCCGGCTCCAGTTGAAAAGGAAGACGATGTATTTTCAGGAATGTTTGTATAAGGAGGATTTTTTATGAATAACAGAAGTATCATAGCTAAAGCGGCAGCCGATACGGCCTCATTGGGAACCGGCGGTAAGATGAACGCGGAGCAGTCAAAACAATTTATTACATTTATGAGGGACTATTCGCCTTTTCTTAAAAAGGTTGATTTCATAACCATGGCAAAAACCACAAGAGATCTTGATAGCTTAGAGGTAAATAAGCGAGCCCTCAGACGTCAGGCGGAAAATTCAGACAATCCGGCTACGGGTGCGGTTACACACAAAAGGCGGACTCTTAAAGCGGTCGGAGTTATAATGCCTTATGATGTTTCATTTCAGTATATGAAAGAAAATATCGAGGGAAAGGGCGTAAACACAACGCTTGCAAGAATGTTTGCGCAGCAGTTTGCAAACGATACGGTAGAGCTTGCGTTCTTAGGAGACGAATCGGAATCGGATGACGACTTTATAAGCATTAACGACGGCTGGATAAAAATTGCTAAGAATGACGCGAACGTACATAAATTTGATACGGAAGACAGCGTTGATTATCTTAATACGGTTTTCCCGGGACTTTTAGCCGCTATGCCGAATAAGTATTATTCTCTTTATACCGAAGAGGATAAATCCAAGATAAAGATATTCTGTTCACCGACCGTAAACAGAAAATACAAGCAGCAGCTTCAGGCGAGAAATACCGCGCTTGGCGACGCGCTTATTACGGGTGGTAAGAACGTAAGCTACGATGGCTTTGAGATTGTGCCCGTCGCGTTTATCCCCGATAATATTCAGATAGTTACGCCTTATGAAAATTTTGTTTACGGTATCTACGGTCAAAGCCTTGAGGTTTATCATAATGTTGTACCGCGTAAGACAAGACATGAATATACGCTTCTTGCTGACTTCGATATGGAAATTAACAATCCGGACGCGCTTGTAATCGGAGATAATTTCACGAATCCAAGCGAGCCGGGTTCAGGAGACTCTGAAAAAACCGAGTAAAGAGGGGGGTAAAAATGGCTAAAAAAACAGTTGAAAAAAATCATAGTACTACTGGTCAGGACGTTGATGATCCGATTAAAAACGGAGGGGATTCTTATACGGCGGAAGACGTTGAAAGGGAAAACAGTTCGAAGCGAGAAAATTTAAGAATAAAGCTTGTCAAAGGGGCGTCCTTTACGCGCGGAGGAAAGATATATACAAAAGGTAATCCGGTATATGCGGCGGCAGAAGAGGCTGAAAGGCTTTTAAATACCGGATTTTTTGACAGGGCGTGACGTAATGGCGGTAAGACCGTGGGCAACGCCGGAGGAGGTCAGGGGCTATTCTGATATAAAAGCGGTTCAGGAAAGAACAGACGAACGTATTGCCGTTGATATTTCAAGAGCCGAGCAATACGTTATCTCTTATACAAACAACGATTTTTCAGGATACGAGAGAATACCTCAGAATGTTAAAACAGCCGTAATTCTTTTAGCAGAGGCTTACGGCTATAATACGGTTGTTTCATCTAAGGAATTTAAATCGGAAACCTTTGACGATTATAGTTATACCGCCGAAAGCAAAGAAATAAGAGCTGAAAATCTTGACGTAGAACCGCTTCTAAAGGAATACATAAGGGTTAAGCCTAAAAATGGAGTAATCATGCGGTTAAGGAGGCTTTGACATGGCTTTAGCTGATTTCTTAGACCATAAATGCGATATATATCATTTGATACAGTCTAAAGACTCTCCCGGTTATGGTCTGCCGGATTCTCCGGTTTTTAATTATAATAATAAGCCGGATGAAAAAGAAATACCCTGTCATTTCGGAATCGAATCGCTTGACGCCGAAACCGAGCAGAAACAGCCGCAGAACATTCTAAGGGAAAAAATAAAACTGACGCTGCCGGCCGGGACAAACATTCGTATAAATGACAGGATTGTCGATTGTAATTCAGGACTTGAATATACCGCAGAAAGGCCCAGAAATATTCGCGGGCATCACATTTTCGTATATATAAAGCGAATAAAGGAGCAGGAGGCGCTTTAATGCTTGAAGCGGATGAAATGAAAGAGTTCTTTGAAAAGTGCAGAAGAGCTGGAAACGGTGCGTTTAAACGGGAACTTTCACTGTTTCTTGAAGGTATCGGTCTTGAGTTTCTCCGTATTATCGAGGACGAGATAATACGGCTCAAGGTTATGGATACAAGGCTTTTACTCAATAGTTTTCATAAAGGAAGCAGCGGAACCGTTTGGGAATTGTCTGACGGCGGTCTAACTCTTGAGGTTGGAACTAATGTCGAATATGCTTCTTATGTAAACGACGGTCACTGGACCTGTAAAAAGGGCGAGAAAATGAGGTTTGTCCCGGGTGACACCATTCTTGACGAAACAGGAAAAATAATTTCATTTGTTTATAACAAAAATGCAAAATCAGGCATGATGTTGAAACAAAACTGGGTCAAGGGGGCGCATTACTGGGAAAGCGGGCTTAGAATTTTGGATAAAATGCTGCCCGGATTGATTGAAGCTAAGCTTCAGCAATGGATTAACAGTTATTTTGGTTAGGGGGACATATGCTTGAAAAAGAATTTGCAGCGGTGATAAGAGTTATACTTGATTCTGCGGGTAGTCCTGCTCCGTATTATCATAATATTCCGGAAAGCTTTATTGTTCCGTCAGTATTTTTCCCATCGCCGGAAATAGAGTTTAAACCGGATACACTGAGCTCTTACGGTTCTGAATATATATTGTATGTAAATTTCTTTCACAGTACAACAGAGCTTGCCTATGAGCTTGCAATGCTTGCTTATCATGATATTGTCCGTAGACGTCGACTTATCCCTTTAATTGATTCAAACGGGAAAAAGACCGGCGAATTAATGCGGATAAATAATATAAATATAAAAAAAGTTGACGAATGCGCATATCAGCTTCAGCTTGACTGGATAAGTCGAACACCGTATACGTGTGAAGAGGCGGAGCTGGTGGAGTTGTTCTATATTAACGGAGGTAAATTATGATAAAAAAAGAAGAAGTAAAATCCCAAGCCGCGACGGCAGACCCGCCGCAGACTAAGTATTCTATTGAAAAGCTGAGGGAAAATTGCTTGAAGCTTTTCGGGATATCCCAAAGTACTTTTGACGGGGCGTCGTACGGTCTGACTGGAAAATATACCGTCGCAGAAATGAAATCTGTTATAACAAAATGGCAGAACAAGGAGGTAAAATAATGGCGGGAGGAACATTTGATAAATCGGTCGGAAAAATAAGACCGGGAACATACATAAATTTTGAATCTGCAAATCAGCAGTTATTAGGAACATCCGATAGAGGAACAGTATTGATACCTCTTGTTAATCATTCGTACGGTCCCGAAAAGGAGTTTATCACAATATCCGACGATTCAGCTGATTCTGCTTATGAAAAACTCGGCTACAGCGTTTACGATGATAACCCGTCTATGCTATTGATTAGGGAAGCGTTTAAGTGCGCGCAGACAGTTATTGTGTATATCGTAAAGGGCGGAGCCAAAGCGTCCGGTTCGGGAGGAGGACTTACTGCGGAGGCAAAATACGGGGGCTCAAGAGGAAATGACATCAGTTATTCGGTAGCAGCTAATCCCGTATCGGGATTTGACGTCACGGTTTACCTCAGCGGCTCGCCTAAAGAACAGTTTGAGGGGATTTCTGAGGCGGCGGCTCTTTCAGAAAGCAATTATATTGTTTTTTCAGCAGCCGAATCGGCGGAACTCGAATCGGTTGCAGGAGTAACCTTAACCGGAGGAACAGATTCTGTTGCGGCAAATTCCGACATATCTGACTTTCTTGATGATATGGAAAGCGTTAATTTCAATACTCTGGCGTTTCCTGTAACAGAAGAATCGCTGCTTGCGGCTTGTAAAACTAAGATACGGTACCTGCGTGAAAATGTAGGGCGCGGAGTAAAAGCTGTTGTAGCAGATTATAAAGCTGATTATGAGGGTATTATTAACGTAACAAATTCAGTTGTCATTAACGGGGAAACGCTTACTAATGCTCAGGCTACCGCATGGGTTGCCGGAGCGGACGCTTCTGCCGGCAATACTCAAAGTAATACCCAGAAAATTTATGTCGGAGCTGAAAAGGTTGCCGCTCCGAAAACCCATGAGCAGGCTGTTGCAGCTATTCAAAACGGCGAGTTTTTCTTTTCGTATTCTGAAAGCGGAGATGTTGTTGTGGAATATGATATTAACAGTCTCATTACTTTTACAGAAAAGAAAGATAAATCTTACAGTAAAAACCGAGTGCTGAGGGTATTAGATACATTCGCAGAAAATATTAGAGCGAATTTCCCGCCGAATAAGTATAACAATAATGAAACAGGCTGGGATATCATGGATGGTATGGGTAGAGCCATTCTGAAGCAATTTTATGAAGCCGGCGCAATACAGAACGTTGACTACAGCTCCGACTTTGCGGTTGACAGAGGAATAAGCAAGGGAGACAGTACTTATTTTAACGTTGCTATAGAGCCTGTTGACAGCGCGGAAAAGCTTTATTTTACTATTAAAACAAGATAAGGAGGTATAAATCGTGTCTGATTATAACAAAAAACCTATTGTTCTTACAGAAGGAAAAGTATTTATAGACGGCGAGGAAATTTTTGACTGTGTAAAGTGCGAGATTAAATTTACACCGGAGACATATACAGGAAAGGTATTAGGGGAGCGTTCCCCTAGTACAAGATGGAAAGGCTTTACTATAACCGGAATGATAACGCGGAGACGGTCTACCCCGTTTTTAAAGGAAATAGTACAGAGATACCAAAAGGACGGCGTGGAGCCGGAGTTTACTATTCAAGGCGTAATGGACGATAAAGGCTCGGACTATTACAGAGATTACGGCTCGGATACAATAACGGCGGTAGGCTGCATATTTACGGGGGACATTATACTTACGTCCCTTGACAGTAGCGGGGACGTTGTTGACGATTCGATTTCATTCAATGCTAAGGACATTATAGTTTAAACATAAATTGACAAAAAAAGACACCCGTGGTATAATAACCGTATGGGTGTCTGCATAAAACGGTAGGCGGTTCAATTCTTCCTCCAGTATTGGAGGTGAGTTACTATGGGCATAATGGAAATACTTACTTTATTACTTGTAATTATTGAAATAGTTAAGCTTGGTAACAATAATAAAAGAAAATAACCGCCCCACTCCTACATAGGGCGATTATTATTTACGCTGTATTCGGAGGTGAACCGCTTATCGCAGACGCCCCTTTTCATTTATTATTATACCACAATTTAATAAAAAGTCAAGCGTTTCGTAGAGGAACGCTTTTTTCATGCTTAAATTTAAGAAAGAGGTAAATAAAAATGATTGATATTTCAAAAAAAATTACAAACGAGCTTCCCGTTATCAAGATAAGCGAAAACCTTATTGTTTCCGTAAACAACAGGAAAAGTAATGTGCTTACAGTTCAAGCAATGATAGCGGAATCGGAAAACGCTGAAAAAAGCGGCAAAAAAGCCGATGAGTTTAAATTCATGGATACCGTTCTGAGAACGCTTACAAATTCGAAAACTGTCGACGAGATTAATAGTCTTGATCTTCCTTTGCCGGAGTATAAGACGATATTCAACGCAGTAATGGCCGCGTGCTCCGGTCAGACGCTTGAAGAGTTTGAGGAAAGCCAGAAACGATTTCAATAATAAAACAGAATATTGGTACGACTTATTTGACGATTGGGAGCTTATAGAAGCGTCGTTTGCCGCTCAGTATAACATACGACTGAGAAATGAGGAAAACATGTCCTGGCCTGAATTCTGCGCTTTACTGTCCGGTATCATGCCGGACACTCCGCTGGGGCAGATCGTTTCAATACGTTCTGAAAAGGACCCGAAAATTATAAAGGGATTTAATAAGGAACAAAAGAAAATACGCTCCGATTGGCAAAAGAGAAAATCAAAGCAAAGAAAAATGGACAAAGGAACTTATGCTAAGTACTGGGCCAGTTTTCAGGAAATGGCAAAAGCGGCCTTTTCTAAATAGAAAGGAGGTATCTGATTGGGAACTAATGTGGGTATTATCGACCTGGGATTATCCGTTAATAAACGAATGTTTAACAAGCAGTTAAGCGGGATAGCGGGAAGCGCTAAAAGCAGCGTTATGTCAGCGTTTAAGCCTCTCGGAAAGATGATAGGAACTGCTCTTGGAACTGCCGCCGTCGCAGGATTTACGAAATCCTGTCTTTCCTTAGGCTCCGACCTTGCGGAGGTACAAAACGTTGTAGACGTAACCTTTAAATCTATGAGCTCGGGGATTAACAGCTTCGCTCAAACCGCAATAACCCAGTTCGGACTGTCAGAAACCGCCGCCAAGAAGTATTCGGGAACGTTCGGCGCAATGTCAAAGGCTATGGGACTTTCAGAATCGGCCGCATACGAAATGTCTACGGCCGTTACAGGGCTTACCGGAGACGTTGCGTCGTTTTTCAATCTTTCGGCTGATGAAGCGTATACAAAGCTCAAATCAATATGGACGGGCGAAACGGAAACGCTTAAAGACTTAGGCGTCGTTATGACGCAGACCGCACTTGATAATTACGCCTTGAACAACGGCTTCGGCAAGACCACCAAGAACATGACGGAACAGGAGAAGCTTATGCTGAGATACCGATATGTCATGTCGTCGCTGTCTGACGCTCAAGGCGACTTCGCCCGTACTCAGGACAGTTGGGCAAACCAAACAAGGGTACTAAGCTTACAGTTTGAAAGCTTAAAGGCGACGCTTGGGCAGGGCTTTATAAACGTTTTTACTCCTATTTTAAAGGGATTAAATATGCTTCTCGGCAAACTGCAAACAGTGGCTAACGCGTTTAAAAGCTTCACTAACGGACTTATGAATAAGGACGGTATAGAATCGGCGTTGTCGGGCGGTACCACAGAAGCGGCGTCGTTGGGCGCGGGAATAGCCGACGCCGGAGACGAAGCGGTAACGGCGGCTAAGAAAGCCAAAAAAGCTTTAGCCGGTTTTGACGAGATAAACACATTAAGCTTCGGCGATTCCGAAGACAGTGCGGCTTCAGATGTCGGAGCTGGTTCCGGCAGTATTGATTTAAGCGGTATCAACGAGGCGAACAGCGCCGTTGACAGTATGGCTGAAAATATGGGGAAAAAATTCAGAGGCGTTATAAATTCTGTGGGAAATCATTTTAAAAAGGTTTTTGGATCGCTTAAGAAATGGGGAACTGTAAACTTTGCCCCTATATTTTCGGGAATATTTGACGGTTTATCAAAGAACGCCGCTACACTAATGCAGACATTAGAAGGAATATTTGCTGATATTCAGACTTTGGGAGAACCTCTTAAAGAGTATTTTGCCGGAGACTTTACTATTTATTTACAGGCGGTTTTTTCGAATCTTGGAATAATTATAAACGGTTTATTTGACACGTTTAATACGGTGTTTTCAGATATATGGAATCTTGCAGTTTTCCCTATGCTCCAAAACTTTATAATTTTAGGTCTTCCCGTTATAACACAGTTTGCGACGGAGTGCTGGAATACTCTCGGAACGCTTTTCACAGAAATAAAAGAAATCTTTGATACCCTGTGGTCCGAGGGGGTAACACCTGCGCTTTCGCTGATTTCTAAAGTGTGGGAGGGTCTTTTACAGTCCATGTCAGACTTCTGGGCGAAATGGGGAGCGCCCATATTTAGTAATTTTAGGACAGCTATAAGAAAAACGGGCGATACGCTGCAAAATATATGGGGTAGCATTTTAAAGCCGATTTGGGATAATATCATGAAGGTTGTAGATGAATTATGGACCGCTCATCTTAAACCTCTTGTCGATAATTTCCTTGATTTTGTGGGAGAATTTGTAAACGGCGCTTTAGAAATTTATAATAAGTTTATATCTCCTGTTGTGAATTGGTTAGTTAATGTTTTCGGTCCTCCTGTATCAAAGGTTTTTAATACAATTGTAGATACTGTGGGTAAAATGGTAGGAAACATTGTCGATGCCGTTAGTGGTATTATAACCGCATTAAAAGGTGTGGTACAGTTTGTTTCCGGAGTATTTAGCGGCGATTGGGGGAAAGCATGGGAAGGTATCAAAAATATATTTAAAGGCGTATGGGACGCGCTGGTATCAATTATAAAAACGCCTATAAATGCTGTTATAGGTTTGATTAACGGCATGCTTTCAGCTATTGTCGGAGCAGTTAATGCTGTAATTCGTGCGCTGAATACCATAAGTTTCGATATACCCGATTGGGTTCCGGGAATAGGGGGAATGCATTTCGGTTTTGACTTCGGAGAGCTTACACCTCCGCAAATTCCGTATCTTGCCAAAGGCGGACTTGCATATCAGCCGACGCTTGCAATGGTAGGAGACAACAAAAACGCCCGGACGGATCCGGAGGTTATTTCGCCTCTGTCAAAGCTGCAAGGGATCATATCCCAAAGCGGCGGAAACGGCAACGACCGTATATACGAACTGCTGATGAAAATATATGAGCTGCTCAGACAGCTTGACCTTGTCGCGCAGTTCAATATTGACGGGCGTATGCTCGAGGAGGTAATCATACAGCTTATGAATAAAAACTCATTTATAACAAACGGAAGGTGATGGGATGAATTTAATTAAAATCGGGAGCTATAATACGCCGCCGCCTGTATCATATTCTGTTACGGCTTCCGATCTTGACAGCTCTGAAAGCGGCAGAAGCGAATCGGGGTATATGTCAAGAGAACGTATAAGAGGCGGCGTTAAAAAACTAAACGCGACATGGAGGGTTACAACAGACGAGCTGCTGGCGCTTACCTCCGCTATTTCAGCGCCGGCGTTGAACGTTACCTTTTTCTTTCCTGCAAACGGTTATTATGCTGAAAACGTAACTATGTATGCAGGGGACAGATCGCTTAATCTGATAACAAATATTGACGGGGAAAATGCGGCTCAATGGGAATTCAGCGTTAATTTTATCGAATATTAAGGAGGTTTTATGTATAAGGTAAGCGACGAATGCAGAGCGATTCTGAACAGTCCCGACAGAACTACAGATTTTTACTGTCAGGTTACATTTCCCGGCGGAAGCTTAAGGAGAATAGGCAGCGAGAATATAAAAAGCGGTACTGCCTATGTAAAAAGCAAGTGCGTAAGCGGCTCGGATTTCGAGCTGGGCGCCGTATGCATAGGAGAATTCGGCGTATCTCTTTTAGACGACAATATTGACAGCGGGAATTATCAGGGGGCGGTTATTCGCCCCTTTTGCTGCGTAAGACTTTCCGACGGTACTTTTGAAGAGATTCCCATGGGAGTTTTCAACGTTACCGAAATAAGCGTTCCGGATAGCCGCACTACAAAGCTGGTATGCTATGACGATATGGTCAAGTTTGACAAGGATTTTATTCCGCCGTACGGCGACGGTTCCGTGTTTGACATTCCGGTTACATTGTGGCTCGGGCATATAGGCAATAACTGCGGCGTTGCCGTATCGGAGGAAAGCTTATACAATATTTCCGGTATGAGCAACGGCGGCAGGACAATGGGTTTTGCGACAGCCGCCCCGTGCAACAAGGATATTAAAACTTTTCGCGACGTTCTGACAATGATAACGCAGCTTTTATGCGCATGCGCGGTCATAAACAGAAAAGGCGAGCTTGAAATCATTAACTTTGACCGCAGATATTCCGAGGCGTATCCGGATTATGCAAGAATAATAAACGGCAGTCAAAGAAAATCCGCAGCCATAAAGAATAAAAAACTTTATGACGCTGTTTCCGTTTCGCTAACCGGACTTACAGGCGACAAATACAAGCATATATATCCGCCTGAATCCACGTCTGCAAATACGCTTGCCATTGACGACAATCCCATATTGCGGCTTAGTGAAATTAACGTTGTGGAGGAATATTTAAAGGAAATAGCCGACCGTCTTTTTATGCTGACTTATTACGGAGCGGAAGCGGAAATATTCGGTGATCCCACAATAGACGCAGGCGACCATATTCTTTTGACGGGAGGCGCAGCGGGGCAGGGTGTACGAATATTAGTCACAAAAAACGACTGGACTTACAGAGGCTCCCATAAAATAACCAGCGACGCCAGCGTGATACAGGCGAAATCCCGGAAAAATACTACCTCGTCAGGAGGCGGAGGAGATACTCCGGTTTATACCGATCTGCGTAATCAGTATATTTACAGACTTCCTCCGGTTTTTGCCGGAACTCATCAGAAACGGCTCTGCCGTATCAGCTTTCAACCTAAGGAATACGGTTCTCCGGTAGAAATTACGGGGCAGATATGTATTGATATGATTCAGCCCGGCACGGTGACTGTAAATAATTCTATTAACGGATACGACACTAAAATTGCGGTTCAGCAGTATCTTTGCAGGGGACAGCATACGCTTGATATATCCCTTCCTGTCAATACTTCGGAAATTAAAACTTATACGGTTAATTTTTACATACAATGCAGCCACGGACACGGAGAAAGTATAAGCGAGGACTATACAAGAGCTAACGCTTATATAGCGGTAAGAGGGCGCTTTGACGAGCCGAAATTTGAAAGCTTCAGCAGTTGTATAACTACTGTCAGCTATATTGGAACGGCAGCCGCCGGAATACCGGTAATAGATTCGGAGAGTACTTGCAAAGGCGTGGTAGAGTGGGGAGACGGTACGTCGGAGGAATATTCTCCGGCTAAGTCTTACAGCCATACCTACAATGAAATCGGTGATTATACTATGACGGTAGACTGCTATATGGAGAAATTTGTATGCACGGGAAGCGTTTCGTCCATATTGCTTGCCGATTCTGTCAGATCGGTAGACGACGGGGCGTTTGCACAGCAAAATCAACTTCATTTCGTATATATACCGCCTCGTGTAAAGAGCATAGGAAATTATGCTTTTTCCGGAACCATACTTAAAAGCGTATATATTTCTAATGATTGCGAATATTTTCCGGCTTCGTTTCCGGAGGACTGCGCCGTTAGGTTTTATCCGTATATTAACAATGACGGGGAAGGAAAGGATAAAAGCGGAGAATATACGCAAGATACTCAAGCAAAGGTCTGGGTGATACTTCACAGCTTAAACAAAAAGCCGTCGGTTACAGTCATAGACGATACCGGGGCGGTTGTTCTCTGCGATATAGAGTATACGAATGAAAACACTGTCACCCTTAGGTTTTCCGAGCCTACGGCGGGAACGGTTTATTTAAATTAACGCTTGACATATTTTATGAAAAATTGTATAATAATAAAAAAGGGCATACCGATAGACGGTCGCTCCCAAACTTTAGGATTATACAGGATAACCGCTTAAGTTGACAGCTGTGGGCGGTTATCTCTTTTTATTGTCGTTTTGAAATATCTGAATGATATTGCATACAACAAGCGCTAATGTCAGGAAATCGTTCCATGTCATTGGCTTTCACTCCCTTCCGGGAGCAGGATTGACCGCCTACCGTTTTAGGTATGCCTTGATACAAATTATACAATATTATGTAATAAAAGTCAATATTTTACAAAGCGTTCCGTAAGGGGCGCATTTTTTATGTTCAAATTTAAGAAAAGAGGTTTTATTATGAGTGTAAAAGCAAAAACTGGAATTGATTTATGTAACAATCAGCTGCTGAACGCGGTACTGGAAAACAAGGCGATGTCGTCCGCTCCGGATTCTCCCGTTGCGGGAAGCTTTTTCTGGGACACAACGAACAACTGCCTTAAAATTTACAACGGCTCCGACTGGATAAATTACAACCCGCTTGACGCCTTTGAATTTTCAAGTACTTCAAGCGGAGTTTTAACCGTATTGAAAAAGAAAAACAGCAGCCTTTCGCCATCTGTTCAGAGTATTAAAGTAATTGACCCGAATGCGTTTGAAGAGGCGGGAGCGGCCGCACAGGCTTACGCAAGCGCAAGATCGTATACGGACGAAAAAGTTTCCGCACTGCTTGGCGGCGCGCCATCGGAGGCTCTCGACACCATATTCGAGCTTGCGCAGGCGGTGGAGGACAACAAGGACCTTATAGAAAGCCTACAGTCTCTTGTTACAAACGGAGTACACAAGGCTAAAATACTATGCCCTGCTCTTACGCCTGCAAGCGGCGTATGTACTTGGGCGTGCAATCACGGTTTATCGCTTGCTGGAAACGATACCGCCGTACTATGCGACGTGTATACGTCAAGCGGTGAAAAGGTGATGTGCGATATCACGATAAACAGCAGATCAAACGTAATAATCAAAATATCAAGCGACACTACGATAACGGCAGGCTCTTATTACGCTGTCGTCGTAGGATAAGGAGGAGCTTATGAAAAATCTTTCCCCGATAAATGAAAGTAAAGACGTTGTAACCAAGGAGTATGTTGATAACAAGAACTTTGCCGGCAGTACAACGCCGGGCGGGGCGGCTGCAAGCGCAGAAAAACTTACAAAAAGTGTAGGCTCACCGACAGTTCCAATTTATCTTGATAATGGCGTGCCTATGGTAAGCAAGTATACTTTAGGCAGTATGGCGGCTAAGAATGCAGATGATTATTCCAAGGCAAATCATACCCATGATTATCTGCCTCTAAGCGGCGGAACTATGAATCCTGATTCAGAGATAGTCATACCCTACGGAACGACGGGAAGAGCCGCGGGACTCGGAAAAAACGGAGTGAGGGTCTATACCACAAGCAACGGGTCTCCGTGGGCTTCGGGAGTGAGCTTTT